TCGTCGTGCTTGGCGGTCTTAGCTGCGTCCTTGAAGTCTTTGGCCGACGGCGCACCCTTCTCGCCGGGCTTCCGCATCTTCTCGCCACGTTCGCGCTTGGCATTGATGTTGGCATACAGGCCGCCACCATTTTTCAGGCCCTTCATGGAATGCTGACTGTCGTGCTTTTCGTCAGCCTTCGAAGCTTCCCATTCCTTCATGGACATGCCACGCTTTTTGGCCAGCTTCTTGTCCTGCATCTCGTCCTTAGCAGAACCTTCCCACTTCTTTGCCATGCCGCCCTTCTTGTACCCGGTGGCATTGCCCATCACGTCAACGTTAGGCATCCCTTGGGGTCGGCCAAATGCCTTCATAGCTGCGGCAGCCGTATCTTCCGGCAGCGGTGCCGAAGTGATCTTCGGGGGCTGCATGACGTTCGTCACAGGGCGCTTCGGGGGCATCGGGCTGGTGCTGGGTGCCATTGATGCGGCAGCCTTCTTGGGCGCAACGGGTGCGGCAGCGGGTGCTGGCGCGGCCATTGCAGCCTTTTCAGCCTTGGTGAAGAAGTGCCGGGTTTTTGCGTTTGTGTTTTCGCCCTTGACCCATTTGTAGTCTTTGCCCTCGACGTACTTGTCGTCAGAACCGCCGCCAACTGCCTTTTTGGTGCGGCCACCAGATGCACGGCGGGTCATGTCACCCTTGGCGCGTTGTTCGGCTTCCCATGCAGCTTGCTGCTTTTGGGCTTCGGTAAAGCTTGCTGCTTGCTTGTCGCTGACCTTGCGACCGTTGATGGTGCCTTTGGGCTCCATGTCTTCGCCAGTTTTGGTGGGCCCAACGGCATCCAGCTTTGCGGCGTTCATCTTGTACTCTGGGCTATTGGACAGCAAGCCGCCACCCATCTTGCCAGTGCGGCCACCGTTCTTCATGCCGCCGACGTGCTTGACGCCTTCGCGCTCTTCGTTGGCGTCTTTCTGGTTGGTGTTGGCCAGACCGACCTTCTCTTGGAAGCCACGCGGTGCGCGGGACAGGTTGGTCTTGGCCTTCTCGCCCTCGACCTTACCACCCGTCTTAAATGCGCGGCGCGAGATCGGGCGCATACCCGTCTTGGCATCTGCGTTTAAGGGTTCTGCGGGGGTCCAAGTGGAGCTGTCCACTTTTCCGCCAGAGCTTTCGATCAGGCTGCGGGCCTTATCATTCCGTTTGGCACGAAGTGCTTTGAAATCCATGTTACGATCCTCTGAGGTTATCCGGCGTCCCGGTCGTGACCAAGAGCATACAACGAAGTAAGAGACATTGCACGTTCGATGTTTTTGTTCACGCCTTGCGCTGGAACATGGTTGGCATATCCAGTTCCTGTTCGACCGTAAGATGTTCTGGCGGGTGGCCGTGGAACTCCAAATCCAGATACGCCTTTCGCGTCAATGGCACCCCCGTGCGCCGCATGAGGCTGATCAGCGCCTCCTGTAAACCACGTTGGCGGGCGGATGCCCCCTGCTTTTTTGACGACCTGATTTCTTGCTTCATCTTGGCTAATCTCCCCGTTGCGGTATTTGGACCAAACGCCGTCAATGTCCTTGGCGTTCTTGGCCGTTTTGAAGGTATCTGGGAACAGGCCGCGAACGGCTTCCCATGTAATGGACTGCATTTCTCGCGGATGGATACCACGCGCCTTGGCTGCCCGCCTGTAGGCTTCAGAGTATAACGGATATGTGCCCTGAATGCCAGAAATAGCTGACCCGCCAGCGTTTGGCTGGCCCTTTCCGGCATAAGACCCAAAGTTGTGCGCCACCTCAACCGAATTGCCTGACAGTGGGCGCATCAAGGCGGCTGCTACGGCGTGGGTGTCGATTGTAACATCGCCCTTGGATGAGTTGGGGTGCAAGATGTTGTTGTAAAAGTTCCGAACCTTATGCTTTTCACCCATCAGTTCAGACAATTTTTGTGGATCGTGCGCCGTGTCAAGCGCCTGAACCGCTTTAGCGATCTCAGTAAGGGAACCCCAGCCCGCGCCAGCGTTTGCGCCGCCCTTGGTCTTGACGAAATCCCCCATTGTGCCTTCTGGGTTTACAATGTGGAAGCTTTTTGGGTTGTAAGTTTGGTCGTGAAGCCTGATCCACATGGCTTTGGCAATAGCCTTTTCGTCATCTGGGATATTTGCGCGGTCAATATCGCCCAAAGACTTGCCACGGATCATGTTGTGAAGGCCGCCATATTCCGGCTTGTTGAGGGACTTCGTGTTTTGAAGGGTCTTTTCCATTTCTGGGCTGAACGTGAAGCCACGATAGAAGTTTTCGCCCATGCCGTGCATGGTGTGGATGACACGGTGTGCCAGAGAGACGTTTTGATACCAGTCTTTTTGTGGCGACATGGCGGCCAACACACCTGCGATGGCGTGATCAGGAAGATTGTATTCTTTTGCCCACTTTTCAGTGATAGCCCGCGCTCCATCGTACCATTTTTTACCGCGCTCCCGAATTTCCGGCGGTACAGCATCGTGCAGCGCCAGAAGGTTCTGCGTGGCATGGTCAATAAAGTGTTCAGCAAGCGCATCGTCATTGGCATTCGCGGCCACATCAGCCCGAACATTCGGATAACCACGCACGATGCCGATGTGCTGATTGAAAAGCTTAGGCGTAGACTTGAGCGCCGCAAGGTCAACCGTGTTGGCAGTGGTGTTGGTGTCCAAAAGCTTCTTAGAGGTGATCAACCTCTGTGGAATAAGAGCAGGATTGTCAGGGCCAACCGCTGGTGTGCCAGAGCGAAACGGGCCAAGATATGGCTCCATGTTTTGAGAGATGACAGGATTGGCTGGTGTTGCTGCCGTCATCCTCAACGCACGTTTGACAAGATCAGCCATATCACTTCCCCTTGGATTTCAGCGCCATTGTAGCACCAGTGCCGTCTTTGGAAAAGCGGCGTGTTAGGGCGAGGGCAGCATCAACGGTGCCGCCTGATGCTTTGCCGTGAACCTTACGGATCGCAGCCATAGCGTTGACCTCTTCCGGCCCCATGAAATCTTCGGCACCCTCGTGGTGAACCCAGTGGGGCAGAACCCCGACCTTCTGTGGTGCGAACGTGCTGTCTTTCGTGCGCGCTTTGCGGTTTTTCTCGCCAAACGGGCCGTAGTTGAGCCAGCTATTCTGACCGCGCGTCTCTGTGGTCATCGCCATGCGGGCGAGAGGGGAAAACATGGATGCGTGTGCGCGCCATGCGTTTTCCTCGCCATCATCGCGGAACCCAACGCCCTCTTTGGCATGGCCGAAATAGTCGTGAACGGCACGGAAAATGTCGTTTACGGTCACAGGGACGCCGTTCCATGTCTCGCCGGAAGGCTGAAGCATGGGGTTGTTTTTGATCTTCTCTTCTGTAATCGGCCCATCGCTGCCGTAACCATCTTCGGTCGGGTAGACGAACATATGGTGGTTGTTGCGGATGTCCTCGGTCGCAAGGCGCGGGGAAGCGTGGTAGGGGTCTTCTTCGGTTTGCGGGTTCCAGAACTCAGCTTTGAAGCCAGCAGCCTTGGCCGCACGGTACTGCGCCATCGTTTCCTTGATCATTGCATCGTACGAAGCTTTGGTCAGAGGATCGCTGGCATCGTCCTTCATCGCCTCGTAGGCATCACTGATGCGCTCGGAGCGGGACGGGTCAACTCTGGCATACTTCTTGGGCGGATTGTACGGCAAGCCAGTGCTGGCCATGTAATCACGCGCAACTTGCCGAACGCGGGGATCGGGGCCAGCGTGGATGACCTGACCAGTCATCGGGATTTTGACGGGGGTTAGGAGGCCCTCAAGAGGTGCTTCGTGCGGTGCCGGAAGAATGCCAGCGCCTCCTCGTATTCCTCCTGCGTCTCGAAGTTCTCCCGCTTGGGCGCGTGGCGCTGGATTGATGGGTGCAACTCCAGCTTCTGCTTGTGTTCCGACATTGAAGTCTCCATTCTGATTGTTGCCTAATACACTATTCATTTCACCACCACCAGCCTTGCCAACCATTCCGCCATCATTGCGGCGGATGCGGGGGTCATTCGGGTCGAACACCTCGGCATCCTTGTGCTTGATGGTATTTGGGTTGAACGCCACCACCTCGGAAACGCGGGATGGCTGGTCGCCCTCATGGTCTTGCGTCTTCACAATCACCCCATCGTGGCCCCGCTTCTGCATCTCTGCCATAAATGGTTGGATGTGGTGCCGCTGGAGGTTGTCCCACGGGTTAAGCTCGTCTTTTTCGCGCATGATCCCCATGGACTGAAGATCACGCAGGGTGCTGTGGGCCTTCATGTCGTTTGACACGTCCCAGACGTAGGGGTTCTTCAGGGCGGCATGAAGCGGCCCGATGACGGTGCCACGTCCCATTTCGTCTGGATCGGCATAGCCCTCGGCGTTGCCCTTGATCGGCGTCAGGTAATGCCCACGGCCATAGAAGCCAGCATCCCGTTCGCCAAGTTTGGAGTTGTCGAATGCCTCGAACTCTTTGTCCTGTCCCGACCCGTGGTACAGATCAAGCGGCGAACCGCCCTCGCCTTGAAGGTCTGGGTGGATGCCTTGGAACATAGGGGCTGTGGCAGCGCCACCCTCGGCCTTGGTGATGTCGGGGTCGTTGGGGTCGAAGGTGCCTTGGTTGCTGATGGCGCTTTTCACTTGCTCAGGCTTGAAAACTGCCAAGTTCAGCGGCTTCCCTTCGCCTTCAGTGACGAAATAGCTATCGTGACCACGGCGCTTCATCCACGACCTGACGTTGTCGTTTTCGAGCAATCCAAAGTCACCGCCGCGCATCCAATTGATCGCGGTCTGCGGGCTATACATCGCCCCAGAAAACCAGTTCTTAAAGTTCTTGGTCAAAGCCCCCTGAAGCGCGTCGATGTGGTCAGGGTTGCGGAAGTCGAACGGGTTCTTGGCGCTGACGTGCGCCGGAATGATGCGCGGGCTTTCACCGTAGTTGGCAAACGTCCCCGCAGTTTCAGGGCTAGTAGAAAGGTAAATTGCGTTCCCGCCAGTCTTGCGATTGGTCTTATTGCCGGGCAACGAGAACGACGAGAAGTCTTTAGCCGCCCCTGTCCCGTGATACATGACAGGCGGCACGTCTGGGTGGTTGCCCTGCATGAACGCCACTTTGCCACCATCCGCATGGACCTGACGAGGGACATCAGGCAGGTATTTGGACGGGGCCATCTGGCCGCCAGCGCGGGTGACGGCGGTGCGGGCGCGGGCTTTGTCTAGGATGCCTGCCGCCGTCAACATTGCCGCCCGTGCCGCCTTGTCCATCACTTCTTACCTTTCTGGCCTTGGACCTGCATGGCTAGTTTGACCGCATCGGCGGCGTGTTGCTGGGCCTGCATGTCCTTCTCGTGCTGCATACGAACCGCGTCGTTCATGCTGTCGCGGTCCATCTTCATCTGCTCCAAGCGGATGTCGTTCTCACGGTCCAGATCGCGGTTTTCGTCGTTGGCCATATCGCGCTGGGCCGACAGTTCCATCTGGCGCTGCTTGTTCTGCTCCGTCATCATCTTGATCTGAAGCTCTTGCGGGTCTTTGCCAGCGGGGCCAGCAACGCCTGTGGGGGCTGCGGGGGCCTGCGCCTTGATCATGGCAGCCTGTGCCCGCATCGTGTCGGCGTCAGCCTTCTGGTGGGCAATCTTAACGTCTTCCATGCCCTTCATCATTTCGGCGCTGGGCTGGTTGCGTTGGTCTTCCGGCTTGAGGAACTGTTCGGGGTTCGACCAGCCAATGGAACGCAGGGCGGCCTTGTCGATGGCAACCTCATCGTAAAGGCCGGGGTTTGCGGCCTGCAACTGCTTAAGCGCCATGATCTTCATCACGCGCTGGCTGTGCGACGACGTGTTCGGGTCGGCTTGCGGCACCAGTTCCACATCGGTCAGGGCCTGCAAGAAAAGCTCCTCGTTCCATGCGATGGTGGGCTTGCGGTTGCGTTCCCAGAAGCTTTCGGGGTGTTCGCGGAAGCATTGCACCAACAGCGCGAATTCTTCGGCCTGTGCGCTGTGCATCCGCTTGTGGACGGCGTTCAAGATTTTGGTCGCCTGTTCGATCATGGCCAGCGTGGTGCCAACGGGCGCATCGGCGCGGCCCTCGCCCACTTGCAGTTCGCTGGTACCACCCACGCGCATACCAGTCTGGGACATGTTCTCCACCAGCGACATCAGCGCCCCCGAGGGCTCCTTGTACGGCAGCGGCATAATGGCGTCGCTGATCTTCTGGCCGCCCGTCTTGACCTGTGCCCCACCACCGGGCGGGACGCGGAAGATGTTGGTGTTCTGGCGGGCCCCAACGTCGCTGATCAGGAAGCCGGGGAAGTTGGCGTACATGCCAGCGTCCAACAGTTCGCGCCACGCTGCGGTGATCGCGTTAGTGGTGTTGCCGAGGATGTGCAGCAAGCCGATGTCGTAGAAGCCCAGACCCGGCACGAACGTGTACTTGACGAACGTCGTGCGGGCTTCCGGCAGCATCCCATTTTCGGGCTGGTCATAGTTGCGCGTGATGGACAGGATTTCGCGGGACGACACGTCAATGGTCACGCGGTAGGGGATTTCCAGTCCAGTGACCTTGCCCTTGAACTTGTGTTCGAACCCCTTGATGTCCAGTTCGCAGTAGATTTCGTAAATCTCGCGGTCGCGGTCTTCCGGGTTGGCCGACGTGGTGGTGATGCCCTGCTGAGACGCTTTCGCCTCGGCGGCGGCATCGGGCATAACTTCCATCGGGGTGGACAGGTCGATGTCGCGGTACACGCCAAGGATTTGCAGGCGCTTGACCGTGGACGGCTTAAGCATCACCCGGTGCGTGATCCGCATGGCGGTGGACAGGTCGGTGGCGCTGTTGTTGACGATCAGGTTGTCGGCATCCACGCTGTCGCTGGCCGGGCGGTTCCGCAGCGGGCAGAAGAACACCTTCTTGAACGAGGTGCCACCAAAGCCCAACAGCAACAGCATCCTGTCGGTGTCGGGGTAGTATTCGCGGGCGGTCGAGGTCAGGAAGTGGTTCATGTCCTTCTCAAACGCGTTGGCGATCTCATCGCGCTGGACGGTCGTGCCATTTGCATCGTCGCGGATTTTGACGGGGCCATCGGTCGGCAAAAGCTCTGACCGTGCGTTGGCCTGAAAGCGCAGCACGGCCTCTTGCAGCAACGGGTGCCGGACCTTGGACATGCCCTCAATGGGTGCGCCGTCGCCAGTGCCTTGGATGCCCGGCAGTTCGATCTTCAGGCCCAAAAGCTTGATGCCCTGTGCGCGGTCTTCGATCCATTCATTGCGGCTTTCCAGATCGTCTTGGACGCCGCGAAGCAGGTCTTCCGCGATCCGCGCCAGTTCGCTGTCGTCGATCTTGTCGGACAGGTTGTCAAACCAGCCTTCGGGCTGACCTTCAACGTCTTCGGCGTCCGCGATGGGCTTGCCGTCCAGCGACAGGGTGATGGACCCATCGCCGTGGTCGATTTTCAGGATCGCGCCGTTCTCGTCGATTTCGGGGACATCGCCTAGTTCTTCGCCGTGGCTTTCGATCTGGACATCCATGTCGCCCAGTTGGTCTGGTTCGCTTTCGCCAAGCAGGCGGATGTTTGGGTTCAAGCCCGACATAGATGTCCCTTTCAAGGTAATGGCCGCGCCATTGTATCAGGCGCGGCCACCCTTGTCATCAGTCGGCGTTCTCATCCAGAAACAGCACCGCAGCCGCCAGATAGTTGATCGCCCCAAGCAGTTCGCGCTTGGCTGCATCGGTGTCCATGCGCTGGCATTCTTGGATTTTCTTCATGGCCTGCCCCAGCGGGAAGCCCAGCCCCACGGCGCGGGTGATGGTCAGGACGGGTTGGTCCGTGAACGGCTGATCATCGGCGCTGGCATGGCGCTCGTGGCCCTTGCCATCCTGCGCTTGCCACAGGGCTTGCTGCAAGACGATAAACAGGTCGTGATAAGCAGGCCGAACGGGAACTTTGAGCCACTCTTCATCAACGTTAAAATCATCCGTTGGATCGCCTCCCATTTCGTCCACCCAGACATGATCCGCCGGATCGCCGTGGCGTTCGTCTTGCTGTCGGTGCAGTTGGGTGCGGCAGTTCTGGTGATGCTTTTGCCAAAATTCTACTTTGCCACAATCGCAATCATCCACCGCCGCCATCGGTTGGGCTGCCGCGCTGCCACCTTGTGCCATTGCTTTCTCACTCAACTTAGCCATTGATCGCCTCCACTGGTTTTCTGCCATGATTAACGTGATATTTCAACTTCAACTCAGCATCCCTTCTTGCCTCAATGGCGCTGCCCTTGTCGGCAAACCAACCAATGTGTTGATCTCCTATTTTGACATTCCATAAGTTATGTCTGCGAGAGTAGCTTACACCCATAGTGCCGGATGTATTGTTTGATGACATTTCCCTATTCTGCATATTGTCCTTCCTACTGACGGACCTCAAATTGCAAATGCGGTTATCATTTCTAACGCCATTGATGTGATCAATGTCATGTTCTGGCCAATGCCCGTGGTGCATAACCCACGCGATGCGGTGAGCGTAAAACGCAACACTGTTCACTGTACCACGCAGATATTTGTTTTTTGCTACAGAAGTGAACGCCTGATTTCCTGCATTTGCAGCATTCCATGCGTTTGCCATGTGAGACGGGGTCCGTCCGTCCCTTGGCAAAAATGTTTCTTCACTTCTGCGTTTCCATGTAAAAATCCCAGTGTTGCTATCGTATTCTAAGATTTGACGTAACAGGTCAGCCGATGGTAAGTAACGTTTTGACATGATTGATCACCCCTATGATCAGTTGTGAAGGCCCAGAAGCGTTGCAGCGCTCTGGGCCTAACTGTATCAGTTGCAAAAATTCAGTCAACCGTCAATGGCAGGCTGCGGAAAATCCCCAGCATTGTTATATTTTCCATCGTACGATGCGCTGTCTGTGGTGTAGTGGAAAAGCACCTGCGCGATGCCGCTGCCCGCCGGAATGTGCAGACGGTCGCGCCCGTGGTACACAAGCTCAAGGGTCAGGAAGCCAGCCCACCCATTTTCCACCACCGTGTTGAAAACGCTCAGGCCGCGCCTTGCCCATGTGCTTTTGTCGTGGACCACGCCGCACAGGTGGTCAGGCATCTGGAACTCTTCAATGGTGCTGGCCAGCGCAAAGGTGCCGCTTTTCCGGATGCCATCCACCTCGACGCCCAACGATGTAAAGACGATGTCTTGCTTCACCCGCACATCGTATCCGGCTTCGGACATCCCGTGGCTGGTAACTGGACCACGGACCTTGTGGTCCAGCATATCCTTGATTGGAGCGGCCTTTAGGAGGGTTTGCCCATTGACTATCATTGCTTCACTCCTTCCCGCGCCATGTTGCAAATGCGCTTGACCGTGGCATTGCTGGTGGGCTTTTCCTCGGCAATGATGGCCAGCAAAGCTTCTTGCAGTTTGTTGGTGCGGTCCAGTGTGGCGTGAAGCAGGTTTTCTATTACTTCGTGCTTTTCGATCAATGTGGCCATCCTGCCTTGCAAGACTTCTTTGTCGGCTTGAAGAGAAGACGCCTTCCGCCCCTCTTCGATTGCCATGTTGACATGAAGGTCAAGCTGTTCACGCAGGCGATTGATCTCTTTCCACGGGGTCCAAATCATACCATTGGTCCTTTCGTTGCGGCCTTGACTGCCCACATCGCGCCGTCTTCAATGGCGGTCTGGGCCAAGGCTTGAAGGCGCTTCACTTCGTTGAGGTGCGTGCTGGCATGTACCCACTTCTCTGAGGTCATATCGCCGTTAATCTTTGGTTCAGGGATTGCCCCAATCAGGTCGATCAGGTCAGCCGCTGCGCGTTTGATCTTCCCGATTATATCGTCATTGCTGGGGTTGAACGTGATCCCCACACGGTATTCGCCTTTGGTCATTGCAGGCCTACCTCAGTTTCTTCAAGGTCAGCCCACGGCGTATCCACGGCGCTGAAAAATGCGCTAAACATTTGCTGCGTGAAACGGTGGGCCGCATCGGGGTTTTCCATGTAGACGATGGTGCCGCCAGCGGCTTCAATGCCAGCGATCATGGTTGCGCTGTCTGCTTCGCCTTCAGAGAACAACGGCTTATCCCTGATCTTGTCGCTATCCACAAAGGCAAAGAACGGCGTGGGCTTGTCGCCTAAGCCCGCCACGCCAACTGCGAGGGTCGTCTTTGGGTTGCCGTAAACGATCTTCACGCTGGCACCATGCCGTTGGCAATGCCACGCGCCATGCTGTCGATTTCCTCGTTGACCGCCAGACGCAAGACGGTCAGGGCATCGGCCCGCATCCCCTCGTTCACGCAGCCCAGCCAGAACGCCACAGCGCCCTGAAACGTGCCAAGCAGCACATCGGGCGGGGCAATCTGTTCGTCGTTGACCATTGCGCCAAGCGTTTCTGCCACGCGGACTGCAACGCCCTTGATGTTTTCATTGGTCATTTACGATCTCCATTGCCTTGAAGGCTGCTTCTTTTTCACTTGGGGCTTCGATGGTGTGAACCGTCTCGCTGCCCGTGTCCCAGTCGGTGACCGTGACGATCCACTGGCCATCCTTGCCGGACTTGTCCACCACGGCCCTAAGCTTTTTCTGCATCACGCATCCCCCGCAGGAAACCAATAGACTGCTCGACGCAGTAGACCAAGCTTTCCTCCATCGTGTCGTCGGTAACGGTGGGAACCTTAAACGCAAACCCGTAGATCACAAAAGTGTGGGCCAAGGCGTTCATCACATCGTTAAGCGTCAGTTCATGCTTGTCAGCGTATTCTGTGACAAACTCGCTTAGGGCGTTTGTCAGCCCGTTGATCTTATCCATGCCGATCCCTCCATCAGGCGTTGTAAAGTGGCGCGTTCTGGTTTCCGTGGAAGACGCGACTGTCTTCAATCTCGGCCATCCGTTCCGGCGCTCTTGTGAGCATACCCACATCGCGAAGGTGTTTCAACCCCATTGAGACGGTATCGACCAGATCGTCATGGGCACCACGGGGGAAAGACGATGTCTGCCGGATCACCATTTCGGCCCAGTCTTTGTTGGGGGCGTAGACCATGCCTTCGCTGAAAATATGCTGGATGGAATAAAGCCGCGCCACCTTGTCGAGGGTCTTGGGGTCGTACATCTGCACCCCGAACCGGGCGTGGTTGAACACCCGCCGCAGTTCCTGCGCCACGCTGTGCCCGGCGGCCTTGTTTTCGATCAGCAACAGGTCAACCTTCATCCGCGAACATATGTCTTCAACCTTGACCACCAGATCGCCGATTTCGAGGTGATCCTGCCATGCGTACATCAGCATGACCTTGGCGGTTGCGCCGAGGGCTTCGGACTGGGTCGATGTCGCGGTTTCGATGGTGCGCCCGTAGCGATCCACCATGCGGGTCGATGCCTGATCGGCAGACGCGCTGAACACGCCCCAGATCGTCAGGGCGCTTGGGTCATTCTCGGCCTTGGTGGTGTAGGCGGTGTCGAGCGATGCCACGATGTATTCGATGGGCGGGTATTCGCCCTTGTCCCACAACTGCCACCATGCGTCTTTGACGATCCCGCCGCCACGGGGCTCGGGGCTTTGCTGGTATTGCCCGGCGGTCGCATAGGGGCCCATCGCCGCTTCGTCGCGTTCCACGACGTGCAGAGGGAAGCGATCTTCAAACAGCAATTCGCCGTCGTCTTCCCGGGGATCGGCATAGCCCAGCCGGGTCACGCAGGCGCGTGATGGGTCGAAACGCATGGGCAGCATGATGTGGTCATAGCCCATGTCTTTGTCGAGGATCACGCCGGACACGTCGCGCTCGTGCAGGCGCTGCATCACCACCACGATGGCTGACCGGTCAGGATTGTTCAGACGGCTGGTCACGGCCTCCTTGAACAGGTTGGTGACGCTCTCGCGCTTGGCGTCGCTGTTGGCGTCGTCCACGCTGTGCGGGTCGTCCACGATCACCCGGTCGCCGCGATAGCCTGTGATCCCGGTAAAAGCGCAGGCCTGCCGCGATCCCGTGGCCGTGGTTTCGAACTTTGCCTTGGCGTTCTGGTCGCCCGTGATGGTGACGCGGTCGCCCCAGTGGCCCTGATACCATTCGTCGGTGACCAAGCGCCGCATCCGCAAACTGTCGCGGATCGCCAGTTCCAAGCTGTGGCTGGCGCAGACGTATCTCATATTTGGCATGTTTCGCGGGCCCCATTCCCACGCTGGCCAGAATACGCCGATCAGCAGGGATTTCATGGTGCCGGGCGGGACGTTGACCAGCAGGCGGTTATAGAACGTGCCGTCGTCGTTCAGGTCGCCATCCGTGATCGCTTCCAGATGGGCGCAGATGAAGTCGATGTGCCACCCGTGGATGTAGGGCTGGCCCGGTTCGATCACCGCCCACGCAGCCTTGACGAACGCCGCCAATGACATTTCGCACTTGCGCTTTTCGATGGCCCGCAGCGTTCCAGTGCGGTCCACCGGGCGCGGCAGGGTTATCACGCCCATAACAACCTCACGGGGCCGCCGGGCACGTCGTCGTCAAAAACGCCGCAGCAAAGGTCACGCATCCCGGCGTCAAGGCAGGTGCGGTTGGACAGCGTCAGAACGCCCGGCGTGTGACCGTGGACGACGTGCTTATCGCGCCATCCGATGTCGGCCCCTTCCGGGTAGCGAAACCATTGGGTGACGCTTTCCGGCTGGTCGGCAAGATCAAAGGCGGGATGAACCCCGGCGTGAACGTAAACCCGGTGGGCGTCGCTGTGGGTGCGGGGCAGGCTGAGAAACCAGTTCATGTCGGCTTGCAGCGCCACAGGGTCCAGCGTCCCGGTCAGCGGGTGCTTGTAGGACAGGACCGTGCTTGCCCCACCATTTGACAGCCACATATGCGGATCAGGCGCACACAGCATGTCCTCATGGTTTCCACGCAGGCACACGGCATCGGGCAGGGAACGCACCAGCGCCACCACTTCGCGGCTTTCGCTACCACGATCCACATAGTCGCCGAGGAACACCACCTTGGCACCATCGGGCACCTGCGCCAGTATTGATTGCAGCGAAGCCAACCTGCCATGCACGTCGGTGATGACGTATGTTTCAGGCATTTCCCAGCGCCTTTTCTAGCGCGTCCAGTTCTTCCATTGACAGGTTTGACACGTTCAGGGTGTGCGTCACCGCCACGGTCCCGGTGTTTTCAACCTCAATCTTTTCGCCGTACCGCTTAGGCCGACGCTTGCCAGCCGACCATTTGTATGCGTCTATGGCCACACGGGCTGCGTTGGGGTCTAAATTGCCATCCAAAACAGCCTGCGCCACGTCCGCAATTTTGTCTGCGTCGGCGTCCGCCATATCCTCTCGCGCCTGCGCGTAGCTTGCAGCAAATTCAGGGTTTCCCCTAATCCAGCGCATCACGGTTGGATAGGACGGAAAGCTTTGGTCGGACTTCAAAAAGGTCACAAGGCCGATCCCGGATGAGATGGCTTCTAGGATTTTATCTGCGATGTCTTGGTCGAACGGTAGCGGCGGACGGCCTGCGGGCATGTGATGGCACCCCTTTCATGGATAGGATGCCATCAACATAGCACCGCGTTCCCGGAAATGATAGATGGCGACCTCACCAAGGGATTTCGTCGTTGAGATCGCGGTTTGCCTGTGCGGCTATGGCGTAGCGGTCAACGCGGCGCTTGGCATTCTCTGCCTGCCATTCCTCGATTGTCGGGACAGGCTGGCCTTCGCGCTGTAGATTGGCCACATCGTCATAATAATCGTTGAGGTCTTGATCAATCGCCTCTTGGTACTGTTCGTTGTAGGTCAGCATTTTGTGTCTCCGTGGTTGGGGTTGGTGGGGGCCGCAGCCCCCGTTTCTTAATCAGCCTGCGACATCGTTGTCAGCAAACCATTTGCAAATAGCGAAGTCCTCGCAGAAGCACAGGTTGGACTCAAGGATCGCCAGAGGGTCACCGCCCAGCGCCACTGAGCTTTCCTCGGCGTCGATCACCATGCACTGGATCGCGTTGTGGAGGTCGATGCGGGCAACGTCTGGCAGTGCGAAGGCGAGGTCTTTGATCTGGGCGAAGGTTTGGGCGGCCATGGTAGTCTCCGTGGTTGGTTGATGACCCTTATTACATCGTACTAAGCACACCGTCAACAGTTAATTTAATAAAAAAGCCCCCACCGTTTCCGGCAGGGGCTAGTCGGGCAGGAATGCCAAACAGAGAGGCCCCCAAGGTAGCACTTAGAACGGCGGTTCGCAATCCTTGTACCATGTGCCTGCCCAGTTAATCGGCGGTCGGGTCTGGGCTGCCACCTCCAGCAGCCCGATGAACCGCATGAACGCCACCAGATCGGCGGGGATCACACCTTCCATCCCATATCTCCGGCCACCTTTTTCAGCGCCTTGATCAAATCCCGGACCTCCTTCGCCTTTCCAAGCTGGATGCTCTCCGGCAACAAGTGCATTGCCGTTTTCTGATTGATCCAAATCGCTTCACAATCAAATTTCACTTTGATCGGTTCGCCTTTGCATTTGACCTTCATCTCACTCTTCCCCTTCCATGTGTTCCTGACAATCGCCGCACATCAGGTTTGCGCCCTGCTTGGCCCAAGCTTTGAAACCGCAGCACGGGCAGGTGTGCTTGACCTTGGACAGGTCTTTCTTTTTCTCGGCCTTTTCGCGGGGCTGGGTGAAGTAGGGGATGTCAAACGGCATCAGTTCTTCGAACGCCACGTCGAACGGCCCGCCTTCGTCGATCATGTGCGTGACCTTGCGGCCCGTCATCTTGCCACCCTCGGCCCCCGTGTCGGTGGGGGTCAGGCCGACCTTCAGCATCATGTTGGCCCATTCCATGTTGTGGTGGCCGCCCTTGGACGGGGTGCCATATTCTTGCTGTTCGAGGTGGGTCATCTCATGCACCAGCGTTCCCAGCACAGCGCGGATGTCGCGGTCCATCGTGTTGGGGTTCAGGGCGATCTCGTGCGTTTCATCCCCATCGCGATGCTTGAACTGCTCGGCGTGGAAGTAGCCGTGGGCACCAGTGCGGCGTGTCAGGGTAAACATCACCGACGGCAGGCGCTGGGCGAACAGCGTCTTGTTGAAGTGATTGAACGCCTTTTCCAGCGCGGTGTAGGTTTCGGCGGTGGGGGTTTGGTAGTTGGTCATGTTCGTCTCCATTGTGGTTGGTGACCCCCTGATACGCCGTACGCAACAGAGGGTCAAGAACTATTTTTAGTTGCGGTAGGCGTCCGAAATCTGCGCCATGACGGTTTCTGCCTCGGCGCGGGTGGCGTATGATTTGAAGGGATAACGCTCCCCAGTTACAGCCTGCACGGCATCGCGCAGCTTTTCGTTGTGCAGGCTGCTGGTCAGGATTTCCAGTTCCCAGCCCGATGCGGATTGATAGACATACATGTTCGTCTCCTGTGGTTGGGGTTATGCGGGAACTGCTGCGTTTGCTTTTTTCAGGCGACCATCCCAGTAGGCTGCGCCCAAGATGCTGTGCTTGACCATCGGCTGAAGCTTGTAGGTCCACTCGTTCTGGGCGCGGAGCGTCACGTTGTCGGACGGTTCGTCGCCTTCGTAAGACCACCACGGCAGGTTGTCGCTTTCGTCAACGATGAAGGAAAAGCCTTCAAACGTGAAGTGCAGGTCAACTTGCTCGTCGTCGCCGTCATCGAAAATATAGGGGTTCATGGTCGTCTCCAGTGGTTGATAACCCCGTGTAACGTACGATGCACACGGGGTCAAGCACTATTTTTAGTAATATTGATGCGCCTTGATCTGCCACTTGTCGATCCAATCCTCATCGACCAGCATGGTCAGGACGGTCTTCAAGACCTTGGCCAGCCGGACCTCGCCATGTCCCACGAACACGACGTGGGGGAACTCCGGGCGGAATTCGGCGGGGAACAGCGCATCGGTGCGCTCGGCGTATTCGAAATGCAGGCCGTGATCCTTTTCGTTGAAACAGCCAAGGATGCGACCCTGATCTGCGGTGCGGCGGGCATTAATGTAAGGGGCAAACGCCATGATGGCCTCCAGTGGTTGGGGTGGTGGCGGGGGCCATGAAGCCCCCGGCCAGATCACGCTGCGACGATGTCGCTGAAGAAGTCCAACACCGCATCGCGGTTGTCAGCGGCGGTTTCCTCGAACGACAGGAAGATGCCATCCGTGTCGTACTTCTTGCAGACCAAGCCTGCCTTCAGCACGATCTGGCAGCCATTGCCCTCGGACCAGAACCGCCCGATCTGTGCTGCCCGGCGCTTGCCGATCCAGCGGTTGATTTGGGTTTGTGAGATGACTGCCATCTCGGCCTCCTGTGGTTGGCGGCCACCACCATCGGTGGCCGTAACCCTTCATATCGCGTTTCACCGTACGATGCAACAACTATTTTGTGGGTTTCTGTACTTTTATCCAGACCGATCCGCCATCGACCGCAATCTTTGCCTCGGTGATCCGATGATGCCACTGCCGAACATCCAGAGGAACCTCCAATTGCCGCCAGCCATCCCTTTCCAGTTTTCGCCTTTCGCGCAAGATCGACAGCGTTTGTCTGGTCCAGTCAGTAACCAACACGGTCGCCCACTTCCAGCATGGCATCGGCCATCGCATAGGCCTGATGCGCGATATGCCACACGTCGTTGCTTCCTGCCTGCACCAGCGCCTGCATGGCCAGCCCAGCCAGCCAAAGGCGGTCAGCAGCGCGATCTGCGCCAGTTACGGGCATCGGGCTACCCTGCATCATCTCGACGCTGTAGAGGCCCTCTTCGATGTCGTCTTTCATTTCGTCTTCTCCTTTTTGAGTTCTTCTAAGATCAGGTCGGCCACCCACACGGCATCCAAACAAGAACGACGGCCACCACTTGCAAGGATACCCGCCGCAAGCGTTCCAGCCAACCACAGGCGCTTCATCTCGTGGCTGTTTTCTTTCAGCACTTCATCAGACCATAGCATTGCTGGTTATCCTTATCCGTTTGAAGTCCGCCTTAAGCTCCCGCCGCAGGTCAGACATGTGTTCACCTTCATAAACGCCGCACGGCAGCTCCACTGTCCAGCGGTCGCTCGTGCTGTAATAGCGCACGGGGAAGCGTTCCCCCGTGGCCTCAAACAGCACCCAAAGATTGTCTCTCATTCCATCACCTCCATGGTTGGTCCCAGCACCATATCAGGCCCGCGTCTGGGGGCAACAAAAAAAATGTCACCAACACACATTTTCTTGTTGCAACGTACGCAAACACTCTATAAGAATAGTTACATCGAAACCAACCACACAGGAGACTACCATGTCCTTCCAATCCGCCATCTCCCTCGCCGACCGTTACGCCGCCGCCAAGGGTGCCGCAGATGCCGCAGTCGCAGCCCTCGACGCCATCAAGGCCGAGATCAAGGCCGCTGGCATCGAACGCCACATCGGCGTCACCTGCGACGTTGTCCTAGCCCTGTCCGAGCAGCGCCGCATCGACAACGCCCTGCTTCAGGCCTTCTTGACCGAAGAACAGATCGAAGCCTGCAAGAAGCCCGTGCTGGTCGAACGCATCACCATCAAGCCCAAAGGCATCAAGTAAGTCAGCAACACTGACCTAAAAAGCCCCCTCCGGGGGGCTTTTCTCGTTACGCTACTCGGTTTTTGCGACGTTACTGGCACCAACTATCCCATTGATATTGATGGGCATTCGAGTAAGTAGAAGTTAAAAGTAGCGTCCCTTTATATAATACCTATTACCCATACAGAAAATCGACCCTTAACGCACCCCCCTTATAATGACTTTTAATAATCAAAACCAAAAAGGAGGCTTAAGAGAGACGCTACTTCTACTTCTTACTATATATAAAATATATATATATATATGATATATATATATAAAATGACTATTTTAAGTTAGAAAGTGCCGTCCCAAAGGCATTGTCGTAGCTGCGACGTTACTTTTCTACTTTTTGGCTGTTTACACACAAGCTCCAATCCACTACCAATGGCGACACGCAACCCAAATGGAGTGTCAGCCACATGGACAACTTAGTTTTAGTGAGAAAAAGAAACCGCGCCGAAGTTTTGGAGAATGCCCGCAAGGGACGGCCAAAGCGTGAAACCTTCGCCCTGCGCCGCTATGGCGACGCCTTCATCATCTGCCTGCCGCATGGTGTCACCGCCGATGGCGATAAGGTTGACTTCTACCTGTCCAGCGAAGGCTTCGCGGTCAAGATCGGCCCCGATTGCAGCCGCACCGTGTCGGGCAAGAAAAGCACCAAGACGGCAGCCGTCCCGATTGACGTACGCCAGCGCCTACAGTTGCTGCCAGAGGGGTCTAGAAGCCTCGCGGCGCAGGAAATGCCCGGCAACATGTGGTACTTCCCGTTCAGCACGATATGATAGAAAAAAGGGGCCTTTACGGCCCCTTTTCCCACGGTGGTCTTGAAACGCTGATCGGTATCCTTGGCAGTGCCCCGACCGACGCTGTGGTGTTCCTGTCCGGCACCTCAACCGTTTTCTTGGTCATCCGGGTACACCTTTGCAAATGGGAACGGCGCGTCCATGCGGTTGTCCTTGATGTGCTTGTAGGTCAGCCGGGCAATGTCAAACGCCCGCTCCACGACAGCCCCGGCGGGAATATCGGTGGCATTGCAAAGGCGTTCGATCAGCACCATCGCAAAGCCCGCTTCCATGCTTGGCGTACGGTTTTTGACGGCCACGAAATGCTCATCGAAGGTATCAACGACCAAGGTGCTGTCGCCGTTTTTGATCAAGGTTTTCATTCCAGTTCTCCCTTTTCGCGCTGGACTTCCCAGTCGCTTTTCACTTTTTCCACGGTATATGGGGCGGCTATTCGCAACAGGTTGCGGCTTGCCGTCCCCTTCTTATTGATCTTGGCGAACTTTCTGGTGCCGACAAGAATGCAATTTATTTCCACGCCGTCTTTCCTGACGATCACGGTGTCGTGCAGGCCGATCCCGGCGCTCCGCAAGATGGTATAGAAGGCCACGGCATCGGCCATTCTGTACCTGTCCAGCGCAACCTTTGCGGCCCTCTGCGCTGCAAGGTATTCCAAGCGGGTTTCCCCGCTTAGAACCTCGGAAATATGCACCTGCATCCTACGCCGCCTGTTCGAGGATGTTGGACGACAGCTTGTCCATCATGGCGGTCAGCGGGTTCAGAAACTCCACCTCAACGCCGATCTCGCGGCCTTGGTCGATCAGGCGGCCCACCGATGCGATGAACGCCTCTTTCTGGATTTCAGCCACCGACTTCAGGCCGTTGATGTACTCCTCGGTATCTTCAAGCAGGCTGTCAAAGCCATCGGCGGCTTCGATGTGGATGAAGTGGTACTGGTATTCGCTGCCAGCCTTGTAGGCGATGTTGGCCGTCAGTTCGCGGGTAGAAAAGCCGACCGAAACTTCAACCTTGGGGCTGTTGAAGCCCTTGTTGGTCAACAGATTTTCCAGACGGTTGATCTCGCGCAGGATGTCAGTAGCGTTCATGGTAGTCTCCTTTGTGGTTGGGTTGGTTATTTATACTTATGCGATTATTTCGGGTAGTGCAACACAATTCTTGCGATTTCTTCTTTGCTGTACATTATGTCGGCATCGCGTATCGCCCGGCAGGCCTTGACCACATATTCCCCGGTCAGGCCAAACTTTCTCGCCACATAGGACGGCGGTTTGACCTTCCGCATCTTTAGGATGGCCAGCATCTGTTCATCCTTCTGTCTTGCTGTAGGCATATCGCGCCACCGCCTCCCTGATCCTCGTTTCGCTCCTCTTACTGGGACGCCGCAGCGCCCCCCTGATGTAATGCTCTCGGAAACCCAGCGCCAAGGACGCTGCCGTCATGCTCGGAAACTCGACCCCGTGCAGGACGATCTTGTTGCCGTCGTACCTGTCACGGGGTTTTCGCCAGTTTCCCATACCGATCCCGATACTATCCTGCCGCCCTTCGGTCATAAGTCTGTAGATGTAGCTTTCGCTGACACCATGCGCCTGCGAGGCTTCGCGCACCGTCTCGTAGGTCACGCCCCTGATCCTCACGCGCATAGCTGGTAGACCCCCAGCAGCACCACGATGGCCGCCGCGATGCCCAGTGGCACCGACAGCCCGTTCAGTTCAGGTGGTAGGCTTGCGATGGCCGTGATGGTGATGGCGAAGAACGCCGCATAGGCCACGATCACGATGGCCATGATTTGGATCAGCATCATTTCCGCCACCTCTTGTAATCGTCCACCGCCTCAAGCGCGGCGATCACCATCAAAATGGCTATGCACACAACCGCGCATAATAGGGAAAGCGCCCCAATAAAAAAGCCTATCACCATGATGATCTCCCACATCCCTAATTCAAACAATCTCATCGCGTGTCTCCAGACTTAGGCTTTCCAGTGCCTTGATGCGGTTTTCGTGTGCCAGCATGATCTGGTGCATCCGCAGCCAGTTTTGGTGGCTATCGCCATGATCAAAACCCAGAAGGGTTTGGATACGCTTCTGCTCTTTGAACATCTCCTCCTGTTCTGGCGTCCGCTTGTCGGTGATGTAAACCTCCAGCTTTTCCAACTCCCTGAGATGTTCTTCGACCATGTCGGCGCGGGTTTGTTTCTTGCCTAATAGTTTTTTCAGCCACTTCATTTCATTTCCTCCAGTTTATCCAGCCAAGCAAGAATAGCCTCCTTGGCCGAGTTGTAGGTTTTTCCCCGCACGGTAAATTTCATTTCATTTCCCCCAGTTCAGCCAGCACGGCGCGGGCAATAAGGCTGTCATCAGCGTCCCACGGCAGCGCCTCAACAGCGTAATACCGCAGCGCCTCCACCGCCTTGGCAAAAAGATCAGCGCGGACATATTCTTCATCCCCATCATGTTGATCACCGCCCCAAGCACCTGTATCCCACTCAGGTTCTCCGTCAGCATCTTTGCAGCTATCGACCCAAATTCTTTTTGGAGCTTTCATCACTTTCCCTCCAGTTTAGCCAGCGTGGTGCGGGCTTTATCGAAGGCGCAGCGGTAGCAATCACAGCCGTCATTATGCTGATCCGCAAAACGCAATGGGTTTACTTTGTCCCAATAAGGAATGATCCCACGCAGCGACTCCACCGCCTTGGCAAGTTTGGCTTCGGCCTTCATGCGCTTACTAACTTGATCCCTCGCAAGAGCAATCATGGCCGAATGTCCATCAATGCCAAAAGCTTTTAGGCCAGCCAGACCCTCTGCTATTGCGCGCTTTGTGACTGCTTCATCACGCTCCAGCTCCAACTGTTCGATGCGGTCTTCATGCAGTTTGCGTTCTGCTTCCATAGCGTTGGCATAGCCACGTTGTTCTGCTTTAGTCAGTTCATCCAGATCGTCACTCATTCCCAGCTTTTCCTTGACAGCGTTTAGTGTTTCTCTCGCAAAACTTTCACTCATTTTGGTTCCTCCTGCAGCAAAGTAAGGATAGCGTGTTGAATATCGACCGCAGCCATAAGCATTGATTGCCAATCACGCTTTTCTTTCTTGTCAGTCGCTGCCCGCATTTTTGCGCCGTAGGCTTCGATCCCGCTGTTAGCTATGGCTGATGCTTTGTGGATTGCAGCGTTCCATGCCTGATCCCGCTCACGCTCCAACTGTTCGATGCGGTCGGCGGAAGTTTTGGGCCGATGCGTAGCGCAGTCTGCAATGTCGCATATGGGGCATACTCGGACTGTCATTTCCCGCACTCCCCATTCCACGCCCACTGCCCGTTTTCAGGGCAGTACATAGCAAGACCACGCTCCACCGTGTCTGCTTTCCAAAGGTTGTTTGTCACTCCCCAAGAGGCTACCGCCAGCAATAGGCCAAACCATATGCCAAGCCATAGGACAGCAATTGTTTCAGTCATTCCTTGACCTCCACATACTTCGCGGCGGTGCTGATTGCGGAAAGTTTAGCCCATGCCATTGCTTTTTCTTTTGCATCATAAGCATGGAAAATACCGTCTTTGTACTCATTCACCCAGATCGTCTTAGGTTCGACGTGGACCTTGGTTACCTGAAAGCACACGATGTCACCGTCATCGCCTTGATGACCCCACCAAAGCTGGTCAGCGGAACTGTCAGAACTTCCGACCGTACCTCGCAACCACACGTTTACCTCACTCTTAGGATGAACAGGACATTCACCGCCGTTCCAGCCCCAGATTTGTCCGTTTTCATAGTCGTTCATCACTGCACCTCATCGTAAAAAATGTGGTTGCCGTACATCCCGACCATCTGCATGTCGGTGACCCAGTACGGCTTGGCGTCACGGGTGGCGTAGTGGGTCGCCCCAGTGCAAAACTCGCACCCGTAAAGCAGCGTTTCGTTGGCGATGATCTGGGCTTCCAGCCACGCCACGGCGTCCTTGGGGCGGTCGCTCTTGCCGTCTTCGGTCCAGCTAAACTGCCCATGCTCCCAGACAACGCCGCAGACGGTCTTGGGGTACCCGTCCCGCTCGACGCGCTCCATGACGACCTCTGCGATAAGCTTCTGGCCGTCATAGCTTTCGCCGCGACCCTCAAAGTAAACGTTCATGGCCAAACAGGTGGCCGCTGCTGTTGTGATGATCATTTCTTCACGCAAATCCCATAGACCCCGTGACCAAAGGTATCCAGTTCTTCAGCCGCAGCCAAAGCCGTCTGGCAGTTTTCGAGGCTGTAGAACTCGTAGCCCGCGCTGCTCGACGCATGGGAACCTGTCGTCAGCAGGATTAAGACGTAGATCATTTCAGTCTCCGTGGTTGTGGTTGGTCGTTCTCAACTATTGCGACATTTCAACCCTTGCGTCAAGCTAAATGTATGAGCTTGTACCGCACGGTTTTTCTTTTGTTGTATTTGTGTTCGCTGGTTTCCATCGAAATCTTCTTGCCGTTGACCAGTAGGGTTAGGGCTTCTTCGATGTCCGGGCGCTTATATTTGCGCTCCAACCGCCGCATGATCACGCCTGCCGTTTCGCCGTCAGGCCCATCGACCATCTGCAACAGGGTCATCACCAGCGCCTTTTCCGGGTCAACCTTTTCGTTGTCGTTGGCCAACACCAGCCGCATCTTGCTCTGGATGTCGCGACGCACCAGCGCATAGGCCCAGCGCACATGCTCGACCGTGCGAACGCCTTCCGGCACCGCCAAGATCAGGCTGATCTTGCTGACCTGTTCGTAACCCCGCAGCGGCAGGGCTTCCAGCCCGGTGCTTTCCTTATGCTCATAGGCCATCTGGTCGAACAGATCGACGATGTTGTCCAGCATATCCGCCGCTTCGGACGATGTTGGGATTTCGATGCGCTCCCCGTAATGCTCAACCCGGCGGTTATGCCCGTCCATTACATCGTACGTTCCACCAGACGACAGTTGCTGTATGGTAAGCTTCAACGCCTCGGGCATGGGGGTCTTCTTCCAGCCCTTTTTGGTTGCGGGTGTGGTGTCCTGTTCAATGCACAGGATCGCCCGCCCGATGAACCCGGTGGTCGCGCTTTCGAAATTGACCAACTCGTTAAAGTTCTTCTCGGTGGTGTAGCCCGTCATGGCGAGGAAGGGGCGGTCGATCCCGGCATCCAGCGTGTCTAACTGGTAGATGATGGCCTTCTGCCGGGCTAGGAAGTTGGGCTTCTCGCCGTGTTCATCCATCGCTTTCTCGACCTGCGTCAGTTCCTTCAACAGGTGGCCCCGGATGTCTTCCTTCAGGTCGCCCGACACCATCAGCCGCCCGTCCGCCTTGGAATAGGCCGACATCAGCAGGCCGACCACGCCTTCCAGATAAGAAGCCCCGCTTTTCTTGGCACCGCTGATCTTTTGGAACAGGAACCCGACCTCGTCCATCATGTAGGCCGCCATCTGGTGCCTTGTCAGGTTACGGGCGATCTCTTGTTCGGACTTGATGGTGCCGTGAACTGCCGCCGACAGGCCGCAAGCTTCCAACACCTCGGCTGTGGCGCTTAGGATACCGTCCTTGCCGCTGCCCGATCCGGCGACGTTGAAGACGAACAGGTTGGTGGTGGCGCGATCTCGGTCGTCACGGTAATGCAGCCCGAAAGCCACGCCCATCGCCCAGATCGCCGACATGGCGGCCAAGGCTTCACGTTTGCGTCTGGTCCTGCTTTCTATCCACGTCGCAAGCTTCCCGGCAAACCCCGGGGGGCGCAGGGGGTCGAACGAACTGATGTCGATGGCCTTCGGTGCCAGATATTCTTCCGGCGTCTCGAACGTGAATTCTTTGTCCGGCGTGAAGGTCACGGGCTGGATGTAGCCGTTGCGCTCCGCGTAATGCACCAACGTCCCCAGCGTGACCGGGTTGGCCGATTTGCCAAAGCTATGCCACTTGTACTCCATCGACGTGTCGTCATATTTGGTCGATTGCTGTGACCACCTGTCCCATAGGTCGAAGCCCGCGCCCCCGGTGGCATGGTGCAGGGCCATGCCGATCTTGATCCACTCGTCATAATCCAGATCGGTGTTGGGGACGTGGGACAGCATCTCGGCCAGTTCCGCGTCGGCGACATCCACCGTCCTGCCGCCCAGATCGGCACGGTGGCGCTCCGGCACCCGCAGCAGGTTAAGCAGCGTGTCCGGCACCATGTCGATGTCTTCCGGCGATCCGTAGGCAATCTCGTACTTGGTGCCGCTGGCGTGTTGCGATCCGGGCCCGACCACAAAGGCCGCGCCGCTTTTGAAATCCAGACCCGGATATTCGATCAGCTTGCCCACCAGCGCCACGCCCTCGGGGACGCGGAAATAGTAGTGCTTGGACCCGTTACCGCTGCCCGTGTTGACGATCATGCCAGAACCCGCCACCTCTGGGATCACGCCCAAGAGCTTTTGCAGGCTGGCAACGCCGCCGTTCCGCGCATCCACGTCAACGACAAGCAGTTCCCGGCAGGCAATACCATAGCCCGTCGCGAACTGGCCCATCTCGACCATCGTGTCCAATTGCTCTTCTGACCAGTGCGGCGTGTGCTGCCAATTGCTGACCCGTGGGTGCTTGAACAGGCTTTTCTCAGGGCAAGCAGGGTTTCCGCATTCGCATTTCCCGTCCTTGTCGCGGCCATACAGCCCAAAGACGCGAAATCCAGCCTCCCATATAATGCGGTATTCCATGCGTCAGGCCTTCTCGCCGAACAGATATTTTTCCAGCTTTTCGATGGTCGTCAGCGAAAATTTCTGGTCGCTGCTTTTTGCGATATTCCTGACCGTATTGACGTGCAGCCCGGTGGCTTCCGCCACTTTAGAATGTACGCGGTCTTGTAGAGCTTCCCGTACACGAGCGATTTGATCGGCAATAGCTTCTCGGATGTTTGTTACTTTCGTCATGTTCGTTTGTTCCTTTCGTGAACATAGCCTGTTGACATTCGCACAAGCGGCCTCTAAGGTCAATGGTGTTGGAAAAGGAGATAAGCGGAATGTCCGTACTAGACCAAATTGCGAAACCTAAGCCACGGCCCCTGACCGTGACGATAATCGGGGAGGCCGGGCTGGGGAAAACATCCCTCGCGGCGACCTTCCCAAAGCCGATCTTCATTCGGGCCGAGGATGGCCTTAAGTCGATCACAAACAGCCCCATGCCTGATGCTTTCCCGGTCCTTACCTCGGTCGAAGACCTGTGGCCGCAGCTTTGGGCGCTGGCCAAGGAAGAGCATGAGTACCAGACACTGGTGGTGGACACCGTGTCAACGCTCGACACGCTCTTCACCGATTGGGTTGTCGAAACCGACCCTAACAAGCCCAAGAGCATCAACCAAGCCCTAGGTGGCTGGGGCGCTGGCACCAACATGGTGGCATCACAGCACCGCCGCCTGCGTAAGGGGTGCGAATACCTCTTGGACAAGGGGATGAACGTGGTGTTCCTGTCCCACGCTGACACGGCAACCGTCAGCCCGCCGGACGGGAACCAGTACACCAAGTACACGATGCGGATGCACGAAAAGTCGATGCAGCCCTATGTGGACAACGTCGATCTGGTCGGCTTCCTGCGCCTTGAAGTTTTCACCAAGGGCGACGGCGATGTGAAAAAAGCGTTCTCCACCGGGGATCGCCAGTTGGTGTGCCACGCGATGGCCGCTAACGTCAGCAAGAACCGCTTCGGCATCACTGAACCCTTGGAGGTCAAGCCGGGCGTGAACCCGCTGGCCGCATATCTGATTAAAGGAGAGAAAAAATGAGCGATGATTGGGTAAAGAACCTCCTCGGCCTGTCCGACGGCACCACCGTAAAGGCGGATGAAAAGGAATACGAAAGTCCCACAGGTGGTGGCGGTTTCAGCCTTTTCCCGAACAACACTTCGGTCAAGGCCGCTATCGACGAAGCCAAGTGGTCCAAGGACAAGGAAAACCGCGAACGCCTGTCGATCCGCTGGACCATCCTCGCCCCGGAAGAATACGCCAACCGCAAGGTCTTCCAGAACCTCTGGATCAAGGGCGTTGACCCCTATGAACTGGAAAAGGGCGGCGAAGAAAAAGCCATCGCCAAGCGTGACCGTCAGCGCATGATGTTTGGTGCCATCGACGCGAACGCTGGGGGAAAGTTGGCCGAACTTCTTATGGATGGCGTCGAGATCAAAGACGAACACCTGATGAAGCACCTGACCAACAAGCCGATGGTGATCCGCATTGACCTGATGGTGCCACGGGGTTCGGGCGATCCGCGCAACTTCGTCGCCAAGATTTCCCCGAAGACTTCCGCCGTCTCGACCCCGGAAGAAATCGCCAAGGGCAATGCCGAGGTTTCCGGCTTGAAGAAGACCTCTTCGTCAATGGCCAGCCGTAACCTTGACGACGAAATTCCCTTTTAATAACAACAAGGTAGGGGCTTCTGTCCCTACCTACCACCCCCAACCGCAGAGAGATATGACATGACACGACTGACCAATGAGATGCGCGACCACATCCGCATCAAGATTATGACGGGCCTGCCCAATGTGGACTATCTGGCGCAGATCAAAACGCTTTTTCAGAATGCGGTCCTCGAGTTTGCCCCTAAGCAGGTTCAGGAACTCTACGCCCACGAAAACGAGAAGCAATACCTGCAAAAAAACAGCATCGAACTGCGCGGCGATTGGGGTGACGGAAAGCGGTATTTGTTGCTCAACAACATTTACGGCCTCAATCAAGACGTATCGTTCAACGTCGATCCCCGCGTGGAAGTGACGTTGAAAGAGGGAAGCCTTGTCCATGCCCTGTACACCCGCCTGCACGAGAGCGGTCTGATCAACAAGCACAAGGATCAAATCATCTTGCGCGACAGCGTGGTCAAACGCCTTAAGTCCAACTTGCAAGCGGCCACAACCATCAAGCGGCTTTACACTGTCCTTGAACCAGAACTGCATGGGTACATCCCAAGGGAAGCTGATCCCACAAGCAACCTGCCAGCAATGGTCGCGCCAGTGGTGGACGACCTCCGCAAGCTTGGCGCTAAACTGCCGGAAGGGGCTGTGAAATAATGGAACAAAGATCACCAGAGTGGTTTGCCGCCCGCAAAGGCCGGATCACAGGGTCGATGGTGGGTGCCATCCTCGGCCTAGACCCCAACACCACCCGCGAAGAGGCGATGCGCCGGATGGTGCGGGCCTACCAAGGGCTGCCAAGCGAGTTCGAGGGCAACATCGCCACAACATGGGGCACCAATCACGAGGAAGAGGCCCGCGAGGATTTCGAATATGATCAGGGCTGCATTGTGGACGACGCCACCTTTGTGGTGCATCCAACGCTAAACTGGCTGGGAGCAAGCCCGGACGGGTATATCAGCGACTACGCCCTGCTTGAGATCAAGTGCCCCTTCGGCCTGCGCGACAAGCCCCAGCCTGTGCCCTTTAAGAGCATCAAGGACCAGCCGCATTACTACGCCCAGATGCAAATCCAGATGTACTGCACCGACCGGGTGGCCTGCTATTTCTGGCAGTGGACCCCGTTCGACCACGACCTAACCATCGTCGATTACGACCCGATCTGGATCGAAGTGAACCTGCCCAAGCTGGAAGATTTCTACAACGAGTTCTTGGCGATCTGCGAAGACCTGCCGGAAGAAAAGCTGGTCATCGACACCCCGATCTTGCGCCAGCGGTTGGCAGAATACGACGACCTTGCCAAGCAGATCGAAGAGGCCGAGGCCCGGCGCAAGGAAATCTTGGACGCGATGGTGTTTGAAAGCGCGGGCCAAGACGCCGTGATCTGCGGTCGCAAGCTTACCCAAGTGCAGCGGGCGGGCAGTGTATCGTACGCCGCAGTGGTCAAAGAACATTTGCCCAGCCTTGATCTTGAAAAATACCGTGGCAAACCCTCAACCTACTGGACCTTGAAATGAGCGAACAAATGGAAATGGAAGCCCCTGAACGCGCCACCGTTTACGAACAGTATCCAGAAGTTTTTGAAAAGATCAAAAGCGGTGGGTGGCCGAATATCTGTGAAGTGTCGAAGATCGTCTACAGCCTGCGGGAGCTTGACGCGATTGTGTCAAAAAGCTTTGGGGCGGTTTCGCACTGGCTGGTCAAGCCCGTGGCAAGCTCCATCACCGAGAAACGCGCCAAGGCGTATCTCGAAAACCTGAACAAGCCCGTCCTCACGGCGCAGCCCGTTCTTCAATGGGTGCCAGTGGAAAAGCCGAAGCCAAAAACTGCCACGTTCATGGTGAAGGTTCCGGCGGAATATCTGGACAAGTGGGCGAAGCTTGCAAAGCTTTTGACCGAAGCTGGTGGCGAAGTTGAAGACTTCTGACATGTCGATTGAAGACAAGCTTCAGCGCCAGATCAACATCAACATGCAACTGCGGCGGCAGCTAGAAACTGCCCGCCGCGATGCGGTCGAATACTGCGCCAAGTTCTGCGAGGAACATATCGAACAGGACGGGGGAGAAGGAAAATCCCTGAAGCCAGTTCGAATGGCAGACGGCTTTACACATACGGGCCAACTATACGCCAAGGGATTAAGAGGAATTATCGGGAATGCGCGTGATGATTAAGGGTGTCATCTACGAAACCGTGGAAGACGCTGCTAAAGCCTACAATGTCAAGCCAACCTGCATCCGGCGGGCGATCAACGAGGGCAGGGAAGACCGCCTAAAGCCAAAGCCGCCAAGCTCCAAGAGGGGCCTGCCGCAGCCCTTCACCGTCGAAGGCGTCACTTTCCCTAACCAGAAGGCCGCCAACGATGCGCTGGGGTTTGGCTTCAACTACGTCACGCAGGCCGTGAACCGTAACAGCGCCGTGTCACTGGCAAAAGTGGCCGAAGCCGCCCGGCGATACAAGCAGAATTGTGGCTGATGATACAATTTGATTGTTGCGCGCCCAGTGCAAGGCTGGTATTCTTCCGTCACCAGCCAACCACGAGGTTTTGAAATGACCCTGCGCCCGTACCAGCAAGAAGCCCACGATGCCATCATCGCTTGGATCAAGAAGAACACCGTTCCATGTTGCATTGAGGCCGCCACGGGCGCAGGGAAGTCTCACATCATCGCCGAGGTGGCCGACACCATCCACGCCATGTCCGGCGGCAAGCACGTCCTGTGCCTTGCCCCCAGCGCCGAACTGGTAACCCAGAACGCCGACAAGTTTCGCCTGACCGGGGCGCAGTGTTCCATCTTCTCGGCCACGGTCGGGGAAAAGAGCTTGCGCCACCCGGTTGTGTTTGGAACGCCCGGCACCGTCATCAACTCCATCAAGCGTTTTGGCAGTCACTTCGCTGCGGTCGTCATTGACGAATGCCACGGGATCACCCCTACGGTCAAAAGCATCATCGAAGAGATGAAAAAGGTCAGCCCAAACCTGCGCGTGATCGGGCTGTCGGCCACGCCCTATCGCATGGGCACCGGGTACATCTTCGGGTTCTGGCCGGACGGCAAGCCCGTGCCGCCGAGCAAGACCAAAGACCCCTACTTTGAAGCCTGCGTTTATCGCATCCAAGCGCACACCCTGATCGAACAGGGGTACCTTACCAAGCCGACCATCGGCAAGACCGCCGTCGAGGGCTACCAGACGCTGGACATGCAGCTAAATTCTCGGGGCCAGTTTGACATGGTCGCCATTGACCGGGCTTACCACGGGCAGGGCCGCAAGACATCGGCCATCATCGGCGACGTGGTGAGGCAGTCGGCCTTCCTGCGTGGCGTGATGATCTTTGCCGCCACCGTGCGCCATGCCAACGAGTGCATGGCCAGCCTGCCGCCCGACATGTCTGCGCTGGTCACCGGGGAAACCCCCAAGAAAGAACGCGACAACATCATCGCCAACTTCAAGGCGGGCAAGATCAAATATCTGGTCAACGTCTCGGTCCTGACCACGGGCTTCGATGCCGCCCATGTGGAACTGATCGCGATCCTGCGGGCGACCGAAAGCGTTGGCCTGCTGCAACAGATCATCGGGCGCGGCCTTCGCATTGAGGAATTCAAGGAAACCTGCGTGATCCTTGATTACGCCGAAAACCTGCCCCGGCACTGCCCCGATGGCGACGTTTTCAACCCCAAGATTGAGGTCACCAAGGGCGACAAGGAAGACAGTTCCATCTCCTGCATTTGCCCCCTGTGCAACACGGAAAACGAATTCACGCCCCGGCCCAACAAGGAAGAATACCCCATCGACGATAACGGCTACTTCGTGGACGGAGATGGACAGCAAATCCAGACAGAATGGGGCGGGATGCCTGCCCACTATGGTCGCCGCTGTGGGGCCAAGACCACCATTGCCGGGGAACGCATCCAATGCACCTACCGCTGGACGTTTAAGCCCTGCCCGCACTGCGAAGCCGAGAACGACATCTCGGCCCGGTACTGCACCACCTGCAAGGAAGAGATCGTTGACCCCAACGACAAGTTGCGGCTGGAATTCAAGGCCATGAAGAAAGACCCCACCAAGAAGCAGACCGACAACGTAATCACATGGACCAAGCGCAGCCACATCGCCCGCAGCGGCAAGGAAACGTGGAAGATCGACGTGGTCACCGAATATCGGTCGTTTTCCTACTGGATTATGAAGCACCCAAACAACAGCTACGGCATGAGCGACTTGACAGCGATGCAGGCGCTGGGTGATGAAATGCCAGAGACAATTACTTATCAACTGAACCCCGAGACGACGTACTATCGCGTCTTCGGTTATAACAGGACCGCAGATGCACCTCCCCAATGACATCAGGATTTTCGGTGACGTGGATTACCGTGGGGCCTGCCCAAAGGAAACTTTGGAGCAGGTCACTTTCTTCAACCGCCTGCGCCGCGAGTACCCCGACACCTTGGGGATGATTGCCTTCCACGTCCGCAACGAGGGCAAGCGCGACCACCTGACGGCTGCCACGCACAAGGCCGAGGGCATGACCACGGGCGCACCCGACATCGTCATACCCGGCGCACCCACGTTCATCTGTGAGCTTAAACGCCGCGACCACACCCAATCAGAGCTTCGCACCGCACAGCTTGCCTATCTGAGGGCCGCACAGGCCGCTGGGTGCTATGTTTGCGTCGCCCTAGGGGTAGATGCCGCGTGGGAGGCACTTCATGCCTACATGGCGCGGTAAGCGGCCCAGCGCCCGCATTGCCGCCGTGCTGTCTGGAAAGGCCCCGCTGGAGGGCGAAGACCCGGCGATCCAGTCTGTGTGCAGCAAATACATTTTCGATGGCGCAACGGCGGTTCTCAAGATAAAGACCAAAGAGGCGCGCCGTGCGGCACTGGATCGGGCACCCGCTTTGATCCGGCCCCACCTTGAGCGCGAGGTTATGAGGTTATTCCGCCGATGAGGTTTTTGGTTACGTTGAACATGCCCAGCCGGAAGGGCGAACTGGTCCATCAGGTGATCTGCGAATACCCCGTCAACAGCATTGAGGGCTTCCATGACGCCCTTAACGACAGCGATTTTATCCTCGTCGAAGAGTTCTACCGCAAGCCCGACAACGGGGGCTTCTACAGCGTTGGCATGGTGATCCTGAACACGATGCACATCGGCAAGGTTAAGGCCGAGGTCAGCGCAGAACGATAGCACCCATATACATGGTACCTGACCCCATCGCACATGATACGCTATATGCCCCAGCGGGCGTGTTTTCGCGGTAAGCCGACGATGCGCCACGCGATGGCCCGACAGAAGTATCGTTGACCGTGCGGATCATGGGTGAAGTCCATGTAAAAGAATTGTTGTCATTGCTGGCGTAGAGGTTTGCAATGATGGCGCTGCCCTCTTCCATAACCACGACACCCCCTGACGGGGTTCCAGAAGCATCTTGGGTTCCTGAATGCGGCACAAGGTCTTGCAGGCCAGTGATCGTATACCACATGCAGATCGTTCCCATGCTCATCGAACACGAGACTGATGTGCCAGTAGGAACTCTCGTCACAATAAACTGAGTGTAGCTTGATCCGCTAGAAAGCACAGTGCCGTCTGCCTGCGGATGCCACACTGTCTGGGAAACGCCGCCAATCGAAACCGTGCCTGTGGTAAGGCCGCCAGAAGATATTGCCAGAACAACGACACGGTTAGGGTTGTTTGCGCCTAAGTTTGTCAGGGTTGTGGGCTGACCGAAATAGTAACCGCAGAATGCCACCGTGGGGACATCTGATGTCGGCTGATAAACTGGCATGACGGGGAATGACATTACAGCGCCACTACGTTCGCAAAAGTGAACCCGTTGACCTTGGTGACGTACACAAGAAAACTGCTTCCAACCGTTGATGTAAGGGCGGACCCTGTCGTCTTGCTAAAGCCGGACAGCGTCATTGTGCCAGCGCCAGTTACGTTGGTGATCTGGAGGATCATGGTATAGTCGCCAGAGGCCGTGGGGGCCGCAATGCTGAAGGTGCCCGCATTGGTAATATACCTCATGTTCCCGCCGATGGGGGTCAGAGTATATGTGCCAGAGGAGATGACCCCATCACTGGTTGCGGTTGTGGTCATGCTTCCGCCAGCAGCCATTGAGCTTGCCCCGCTGACAGCAATCGGGACGGTATAGGTGACCACGGTGTCGGAAATTGTCTGACGGTCCAATCCGTTTGTCGCCAGCCCAAAAGTGGAAGACCCTGAAATCCCAGTGGTGCCGTTTATCGTAATCGCCATGTTCAGACCTCCTCTGGGTAGCGGGCTTTGATTTCAGCGACCTTGGCCAGCCATTCGTCGATCGCGGCTTCCCCGCGCTGCGCCTTGAAGAACAGGGGGTCGGCTTCGTTGCGGTAGGCCAGACCTCGCAGGAAGAAAGTCTGTTCTTGGGTAGGCTTGACGGGCGGCACATAGACGTATGGCGCTGTGTTTGGGTCGGCGTTCATCGCTTCATATAGCGCGACCACATCGAACAATGCCCCAGTGTCAAATGGGTCACAGGTAAATGGTATCCACCCGTAGGTCGGGTGATCAATCTCGCAGTCGATGCTGCCGTTTTCGTTACGTTTTGCGTTGCGGTATTCCATCACGAAATCCTTAGCCAAAGGGTAATGGTATATTGGCCACTGCCAGCGAAAACTCGGTTCCCCATGCAACGCCACGTTCCAGATTGCGCTGGTCCATACGACTGCGATGATGCGTTGCCGGATGTTGCGTCATATGTAAACGATCCGCCCGGCAAAAGCAGGCTTCCAGCAATGGTAGCCCCAGTGGTATAGTTTGTCGTATTGTTGGGGTATCCAAATATGTAAGTCCCAACATCGCCAGCGGCCAAACCAGCCGTTGCAGCACCCACCACCGTGGCCGTGGTCAGCGCCGTAATTGCCTGTGAAGTCCGCAGCGGGGTCATCATGGTCGTGTTGTCAGCGCCAGCCTCTGCCTGCGCCTGTGACGAAAATGCGGGGGTGATCCCGTTGACCGTGGCCGTGTTGCCACCAGCGGCGTCTAGGATCGCGTTTGCTTTTATCGTGGACATGGATCAGGCCCCTTTCAGCGGAACACGGCAATAGAAACAATAGCACAATCTGCAACGATATTTGTGCTTGTTCCATTTGCCGATGTGTAAATTGAGAACGATCCGGCAGATAGGTTGTTTACGCCAGCTTGGTACTGGATCATGGCACCAGTTGTGCTTGTCACGGCATTTGCCACCACTACATAGTTCGCATCAGGCATCGCTGTGGTAAAGGTGACGGTGTACGTTCCGGCAGAAGAGCGTGACACAGACGCCACGTTCCCAGAAGCCCTAATTGTAGCCCCGCTCACTCCATTAAAGTTCACCCAAGCACGGCAAGCATAGATGGGTGCGGACCCAGTAGCGTTCAGGGCTGTGGTGATCCGTTCAGCCGCTACATCGCCCGTAAGCTGTCCAGCGTCGATGCTCTTATTCGTCAACGTCTGCGTGGCGCTGTCGCCCACCAGCGTTGCGGTGGCATCTGGCAGGGTGAGCGTCTGGTTTGTGCTGGTACCGGGCGCTGCGACCGTGAAGATCGCGGTGCCGGATGCGTTGGCGGATAGGGTGATCTGCGACATTAGATGATGCTCCAGACTGAACCAGTCGGTATGGTGACGGTGACGCCTGCGTTGATCGTGATGGGTCCGGCGGTCATGGCGTTCTTGCCGGACGGGATGGAATAGGACGTGGTGACGTTCTGGCTGTTTTGGAAGAACACCTGATCGGCCCCACCACCCGTAGCACCGCCGCCGCCCGTCAGGTAGATGTTGGTGCCATTGGAATAAGCCGTGACACCCGTGATGCTGGGCGGCACTAGGACCGTGGTGGCACCTGACACGTTGGTGAAGGTGATCGTGTAGGCCCCTGTGGCGGCGTTGGTCAAAATCCACTGGCCGCCGACACCATTGGGGATGCGGTAGGTCACGTTGGCCGTCAGCGTCCCCGTGAAGGCAATGATCAGGCTTTGGTATTGCGCTGCGCTTAGGTTGACGGGCGTGGCGGTGATGGCCGTCACGTCGATGGTGGTGGTGGAACCCAGCGCCGCGTCAATGACCTCAAAGTTGCTGTTCAGCGGCACGTTCCAGTTCAGGTCGCCGCTGGCTGGTTCCGCAAGAGACTTGTTCGTTGTGGTGACCATCAGATGCTCCTGTTCGCGACTTCGAGGGCGTGGGCTACGGCGTCGTCGCTCTGGTTCAGCAAAGGTTCCGTCTCCTTGCCCCACCCCTTCTTAGCACGTTCTGCGGCCCGCACCAACTGGTCTGCATCAGCTTCATGCGAAGACACGCGGCCACCGCGTTTACGGCCCATAGGGTAGTTCTGCTGATAATCCCCGGCGGCAGACGTGAAAGCGGGGGCCAGCAGCGGGGCATATGGTTTCCCCACATCCTTGGCAAGGTTTCTCATAACCGACTGCCCGACGTTGGTCATGGCAAGGGGGTGCAGGGCACGGCTGAAAGCGGAACCAGCTTTTAGGCCCGCTTGAATATTTGCCATCAGCGGGGAACCCATACTGAGCATCCCGTAGTTGCTTAGGGCATTGGTCAGCCTGTCAGCGTGACTGGAAACCCGGGCCGCCTGATCAGGGGAGTGCTGGAGCATATAGGACACGGCGTCGTCAATTACCGTCTTCAATTCTCCGCTTGCGCCGGGCACTGTATGCGATGAGATGGCCAGATCAGCCGGAGAAAACGTCATACGCGACGGAACGCCTGAATTCTGGATTGCCCCATCTATCAGCACAAAGTTGGCGTATTTGCCCCGCGCCGCTTTATATGCGTCAAAGGCATCAGAGAACCCGGCGTCCTTAAGCCTGTTTTCAATGACGTTATCGAAGAATTTCCCAAACTGGATCGCGGCGGCTTTGGCGGGCATGTTTACGCCCGGCTGAACCGACAGTTCCCAAGCGGCGCTTCGCATCTTGTTGATTTCTGCGGCGGTAAGCGGGGCGCTTGAATTTACATGGGCCGCCATGTACTTCAGGCTGTCTTTTACGCTTGGATCGCCAGCGTGGTCTATCGCGGACATAAGCCCCCGGTTATTGATGATGGTGTTCGCTTCCGATCCCTTGATGCTGTAAAGGGGCACCGTTGAAGCAATGGCTTCAATGTCCGCCCCTGCGGCGTTCTTTGCCGCTTGGTACTCTTGGACAGACGGAACGTCGTCAAACCCAGCTTTCTTATAGACAAAGCTTTTCAGTTTTTCCTGTTGCTGCTTGATTTTGTTTGAAAAACCAAAGGCAGAAGCTTCGCGTTGTAGCGTAGGAAGATCGTGCGTCATTTGACCAACGGTCAGGTCAATGTCTGCCGAGGTCTTCAGATTTTTTGCTGCGTCTTCAGCTTGACGGGTTACCTTGCTTCCCGGTGCGCCAAGCATAAACTTGGCACTGCCGGGTGAAGCGATTTCTGCCAGAAACTTAGCCCCGGTTCCATACATCTCCGGGTTATCTAGGTCCATCTTCTCGGCCAACACCGTGGCACCCTTTTCGGCCCCAGTTCCCAGCACCCCCGGGATAGCTGCACCATACAGCAATGCCCTTGGAATTGCGCTTGCGCCACCTGTCAGGGCTATGCCTGCCGCTGTGGGGGCAAGGTTTCCAATTTCCTTAACCGCCGATCCAGCAAAGGTTTGCGGCGTGTATTCGGTATAGCCACCTGTCAGATCGGACAAGGCCTTGGTTACGTCACGAGCTTCAGGGCCATTTACCAAGACGTTTGCAACGGGAACGTAGCTTGCAGCGGTGTGAACGGCGTTACCGATGCTTTTGCGCCACGGTTCGGAAACGCCAGCTTTCTCCATCAGGTAGTTGCCAGCTTTGCCGCTAAGATCGCCAGCCATGCGCGGAAGGCCGATAAGGCCCGCAGTGCCCTCGGCAAGACCCGATGCGCCACCCCGCACCACGTCTTTGAGTACGGACGGGTCTGCGGCATAGTCAGCCCTAGACCTAGCCTCGCTTATTGCGTTTTCTTGAGAAACGCTTTGGTTAGAAGCTTCTTGCTGTGCCTGAACTTCTTGGGCTGCTGCCCGCGCACGGGCATCTTCAATCGCTTGAATTTGTTTTGCAGTAAGCGTCATCAGTTTTGCGCTCCCGTTGCGTAGTCTTCTCTAAACTTTGGGTCCGTTTCCCAAAGACGCCTAAACTCTACTGGGTCTTGGCCGTCAGGAACTGGCGGCATAGGCGGCGCTGGCGGGTTAAGAATGGCTTCTTTGTAGATCGGGCGTTGCTCTTCCACATATTTGGAAAGCGGATTTGCAGCCTTAAAGTCGAGTTCAGCCTGATACAGATCGGCGTTCGGGTCTGTGCGCTTCAACTCTTTTGCGTAAGCATAGAAGGCTTTGTTGTATTCGTTGATGCCAGCCCGCACGGCAAGGATTTCCGCAATAGCGGGCTTTGTCATTGCGTCAGAGAATGTGGCGTTCGCCTGTTGTTGCAAGAAGCTTTGAGTTGCAACATCCCCGCCCATTGATTGCAGTTGGGTAAGAGCGTCTCCGGCCAAACCTTTGCGAAGTATCTCTTGGCTTGAAATTGATGTGTTGGCGGGATCAACAAGGCCAAGTTCATAGGCAACCTGCTTGAACGGCATCAAGGCCGAGGAGATTACACCAGTGTCACCCATGCCGACAACTGCATGGCTAAGTTCGCCAAGCTTTTGATCTTCGGCCTGCGTTCTGGATGCACCCGTAGAGATGTCTGCCAAGATTTGCTGAGTACGTTCAGCCGCAGTTGCCAATCGGCCAGCACCAAATGCTCCCGCTTCGACCGCCGGATCGGTGAACACGCCCCCACTGGTATCGGAAAGCTGACCAGAACCAGCTTTTGCGGCTTCAATGGCGGTGTCAATCGAAGAAACAAGACTGGGGTCCACCAGTCCAGTAAGGGACTGTGAATTGAGCCAGTTCTTGTAACCTTGCAGCCACGCCAAGCTTTGACCAGCGTAAACTTCACGCCCATCAAGCATGATCTTTTTCCGCATCCCTGTTCCCGCGAAATCAAACGGCGCACCAAACATCCCGTTTTGGGTAGGTGCTGGACCAGTATTGCCATTGAACGGGCTGTTCGCCCACCCCTGAGACTTTGCAAACTCCTCAATGGTGCCAGTGTAGCCATTAAGCTGCTGCGCCCGCAGGTAGGCTGTTTGCAGGGCGTTGGTGTTTTCGATGTTCGCTTTGGTAACTTCAGGCGTTTGCTTTTGAAGCTGCTTATAGGTTTCCATGCCGCCGCCAAGGCCGGACAGGATGCCACCAAGGGGCGAGATCGTCTGCGCTTCAGCGCCCTTGGCAAGGCCACCCAGCAACGACATCACGGCATTTGAGTTCAAGGAACCATCGCGGTTGTGGAAGAACTTGCCGATGAAGTTGCGGTCTTCGTAGGGCTTGACGCCCGCAGCAACGCCGTCTCCTATAGTGGAAACCTGCGTGTTGAGGTTAGCCCCACCTGCCACACCATTGCCTGCCGAAGCGGCCCACGGGCTTTCGCCGTAGTTGTTGTACAGGTGTTGGGCGATCTGCTCTTGAAGTTCAGGCGTCATCACCTCGTTGCCCGTCAAGCCCATAGAACGCTTGGCGTCAGCAAGAGTTGTCCCGACAATTTGATATTCCCCCATCGGGGTGGCAACGCGACCAACTTGTTCTTTGCTATAGTTTGCATACGGGCCGCCCGGCTTGGCAAACTCAATTGCCTGATCAACGGTCATATCGGTGACGTTGACCCCAGCAAACGGGCCGCCTTCGCGGTTTGCAAAACCCAAAAGTGCGTTGGGGTCGCCACCGCTTTCGCGCTGAGACACTTGGGGCCGGAAGGTATCCCAGCCTGTCGGGGTTGGTTCCGGGCGGCGCGTCACCGGGGCAACAACGCCCGTAGCCGGGGGTGTGGCTGGGGCCGTAGCGGCAACAACGCCAGCGGGGGGTGCCGGAGCCGCAGGAGGTGTTGCGGGCGCAGGGGCGCGGGCAGGTGCTACATCTTCCCAGTCTTGGGT